ATCGTAAAAGAGTCTGATGAATTAGTTACGATTACTCACTGTGGTTCTAACTATGTTATTGTAGAGGTGGATGGTAAGAATAAACGCAAATGGTTGACTGATGTAGAACCATTAGAAGAAAAAGTATCACAGAACCAGATTGATAGTCTAGAGAAGTTTGCTGATAAGTTACTTGCAAAGTATGATATTGATATTGAGTTTACTCGGCACTTTGTTGACCGTGTAAATGATGCTCGTAATAATCCTGAGATTAAAGTTGCTGAGTTACAGAAGTTCTTTAAGAAGGTGCAGAAAGCAAAAGGTAATAAAATCAAAACGATTGGTGATTTCCAAGCTGTTCTGAAAGATGTTACTACTGACCTTAATATTCCTGCTGTTATTCGTAACAAAGGTGACGATTTTGAAGTTACTTTGAAAACGATTATGCGGAAGAAGAACTTCAAAACACCCAATAAGATTATCCAGTATGAGAACAAAGTTGCTCAAGACCCTGATGTAAAAGATAAAAAGGGAACGCAACCTAAGAAATACTTTTCTGGTCTGGCAAAGTCTACCAAAGCATCTAGAGATTCGCACTTCAAGAAAGGTGCTAAGATGGATGACGATAACCCTGCTGCATATGAACCAGCACCGGGTGATAAAGATGCCGAGACTAAAACCTCTAAATATACTAAGAAGTATAAACAGATGTATGGTGAAGGTGATGGTCTCTGGGCAAACATTCATAAGAAACGTCAATCTGGCAAACCTATGCGTAAACCCGGATCAAAAGGCGCACCTACCAAACAAGACTTTAAGAATGCAAGAAATGAAGAAGTGATGAACGAAGAGGAAAAGAAAGGGTTAGCTGCTAAGGCAGAGAAGTCTGGTATTTCCTTGGGTATTCTAAAGCAAGTTTATAATCGTGGCATGGCAGCATGGAGAACCGGACACAGACCCGGAACTACACCGCAGCAATGGGGATATGCGAGAGTAAATTCATTTATTACTGGTGGTAAAACTAGAAGAACAGCAGATAAAGATTTATGGGCAAAGGTAAAAAAATGATCACTTTAAGAGAATTCAAAGAAAAAATGCACGAAGCAAAATCGTCTAGTGGGTATGATCTTTACCACAGAGACTTTTCTTCTGCTATGCAACATGCCTACAAGCATGCTAAGGCAAAACTTGGTGTAGATGTCGATCCTGAAGAGATTGACAGTAAAGTTGCTTCTGGACCTAGAAAACCATCTAAAGGTAAGACTAACACCTATCGTCTGCTGGATAAAGGTGGTAAGAAAGCAATTCAGGTTCAAGTCTATGGTATGGACAATGGTAAGTATGAACTGAATATGTATAAAGAGTCAGTTGATGTAAACGAAGAAATGGACCCTACTGATCACGTCAAAGAAAAAGACGGTAAGTTCTGTGTCTATAATAAAGACGGTGAAGTAGTAGCAGAGTTTGATAACAAAAAAGATGCTGATGCCTATGCTATCAAGAACCATGACAAACTGATGGAATATGTAGAAGTAGGCACTAATGCTATTCGTAATACCTATGCTAAGGCAACACCGGGACAAACTAATGAACTTACTGGCACAGATAAAGCAATCGCTGGTGCTGCTTTAGGTGCATTAGGATATGGTGCTAAAAAAGCAGTTGATAGATTTAACCCCACTAAAGTCCGTGATGCTCGTAAAAAGCGTATGGAACGTGACGCAGAAAAAAGACAAGCTGAACGTGACATTGCCCAAATGAAACGTAAAAAACTACAGGGCAGCAACTAATGAAATCGTTTAAGTTTTTCTCTGAAGAATTCCTAGAAGAACAAGCAGAAATGCTGATGGAAAAACTTATTACCTTTGGTGGTAAGGCATATCCTAAGTTTGGTAATGTTCTAATCATGGCTGGTGGTGCTGGTTCTGGTAAAGGTTTTGTTCAAAGTAATCTTATTGGTATGGAAGGTAAGTCTTTTGACCCTGATGCACTCAAGAAGTTGGCAGGTAAATCTCCACTTATCAATAAGAGAGTTAAAGATGAGTTTGGTGTAGACCTGAAAGACTTAGGTGCTAAACTTAAAGTGCCTGAAAACGTTTCTAAGTTGCATGCTATTATTGGTGATGCACTAAACTTGCCAAACAGAAAAGAATCAGCATTCTTTTCTTCTGTTATGTCTGCTGCTGCTGACCGTAAACCAAATATTATTTTTGATACAACACTCAAAGATGCTGGCAAGTTACAGAAACTTTCTAGTCAAGTTACAGAACTTGGATATGATAAAAAGAATATTCATATTGTATGGGTTGTCAACGATATTGAAGTTGCTAAACAGCAGAACTTAAAAAGAGACAGAGTTGTTCCTACAGAGATTTTAATTAATACTCATAGAGGTGCAGCTAATACTATGGGTGATATTCTCAGAATGGGCAAATCCCTTAGTAACTATATGGACGGTGATCTTGTATTTGCCTTTAACAAAGTTGGTGTAGATACTGAACTAGTTAAGTCCAAAACATGCAATAAACGTGGAGATAGAGCTTTCTATGTTAAAGATGCAAACTATGTCTATATCAAACGTGCTGGTAAATCTTTACCTCCTTTAGATACACTCAATAAACAAATGCTTGCTAAAGTCAAGGAATATGTTCCTAAAAATATTCACTGGGATAACCTAGAACTATGAAGTCATTCGGTTGTTACATAGATGAACCTCCTTTAGTAGAGGCTGCTGAATACCAAGGTAAGAAGGTTAAACTGAATGACCCTTTTAGAACCTCTGGTGGACCTAAGAAGTTCTCTGTGTATGTTAAGAACGAAAAAGGTAATGTGGTCAAGGTAAACTTTGGTGACCCTAATATGGAAATCAAACGTGATGACCCTGCTAGACGTAAGAGTTTTAGAGCAAGACATAACTGTGAAAATCCCGGTCCTAAGTGGAAAGCAAGATATTGGTCTTGTTACCAATGGCGTTCTGGTTCAAAGGTAGATAACTAAAATGGCCAGCACTAATGCAGAACGCATGGATCGTATTGAAACTAAGATTGATAAACTTTCTGAAGTGCTTGTGCAGATGGCAAGAGTAGAAGAGAGATTAGTGAATCAAGAAGAAGACCACAAGGTTCTAAGAAAAGATATTTACAATCTTTATGATAAAGTTAGTGAAATGGAAAAAGTGGTTCAAAAGAATCAGATAACTGTAAATATTATAAATAGAATCAGTTGGATAATCATTACAGGCGTGGTAGGTGGTTTTGGCACCGTAATCACCTACCTGTTCAATAAGTAATAAGGAATAAAAAAATGTCAATTAGAACTGCCTTAATGGAAATGGAAAGTAATCAGATGGATGAAGTAAAGTCTGTTGATTATGGTAAACGTATGACTGATGCTCAAAAGAAAAAGTTTCGTGATCTTAAAAAGAAAATGACTGATGGACCAGAGCATCAAAAAATCATGCGCAAGAACCAAAGCCCTGTAAAGTCAGATGATGAGTTTCATAACCTTGTTTTGAAAAAGGCAATGTCTGAAGAACGTGCTGCATGGGTGCCAGAGTCTATTGCTGATGAGCAAGTAGAAGCATTTATGGAAGCAACTCTTGCTGCTGTAACCGAAGGTGCTGATACTTTTGTATTTGAAGGCAAGTCCTACAAGGCAAAGTCTAAATCAGAAGCAAAGAAACTTGACCCTGTAGGTAAAGCAGATGCTGATATCGACAATGATGGTGATGTAGATAGTTCTGATGACTACCTGAAGAACCGCCGTAAGGCAATCAAGAAGTCTATGAAAGACGATGATGACGATGAAGTAAATGAGATTGATGGTGCAGCTTCTGGTATGCGAGCAGCAGATAAAGAACCTACTGTTAATCTCAAGTCACTGAAGAAGCGTCGTGCTGCTGAAAAGGCAAGAAAGACTGCACGTCCTAGTCCTCTTCGTGGTAAGAAAGACATGAAGTTTGAGGCTGTAGAAGTAGAAGAAGCAAAAGCACCGGGTGCTACTGCACAGCATGGAGTAGATGCTAATACACAGGATACATTTGAGAAGCAGTTGTCTACTCGTAAAGGTGAAAAAGACTTTGTAGACCAGCACTCTATGGAAGTTGGTATGGACATTGAAAAGATTACTGCTGAAAACAAAAAGAGTATTGAAGATGCTCTTAAGGTAACACCACCTAGAATGGGTGATCAGAAAGCTGGTGATAACTCTTTTGTAAGTCCTATTCAGTCTAATATCATTGATGGTATTACTAAAGCATTACAACAAATGAAAACGAATAACTAAAGGATTAATAATATGTTGAAAGCTCCTGCATGGGCAAAAAATGCCATTCCTACCGAAAAAGGTTGGGTAAGTCCTAAAGGCGAACTTCTGGTTGCTAGAAAACTTTCTGATAGACAGTTGACAGAGTATTGGAATGAACAAAAGAACGATGTTCCTGCTCCTGCGCCTATCCAAGAACCAGCACCAATCATTGAAGCAGACCCTGTTATTGAAGAGGCAGCACCTACTGCTGAACCTCTGATTGAAGCAGAACCAGATGTAGATCATTGGTCTTTGACTAAGGCACAACTGGCAGAACATGCTGCTGATGTTCATGGAGTAGAACTTGATTCTACTATGACTAAATCAAAAATGATTGAGGCACTTGAAGCACAAATCTAAATCATGAAAATCCTTAGTGAAAAAGTAGAGGTAACAGAAGAGAACTATCTTATTGTTGCTGCTAAACATTATAATAATCCTCAGTGTTCTAGTACTGATGAATTCTATGCTGACCTTGATCGTATCAAGTATATCAAAAGAATTATCAATCGGTATCTAGAAACTGGGGAATTATCTGAAAGATTACTGATTAATCATATTATTGTATTTTGTAATGTTTTTGGTATTGAGATTGGTGTAAAGATGATGGCACTAAAATTAGACTACAAATACTGGCCTGTCATCAAATCATTCTTAGTATTCCTAAAGTATATTGAACCTGCTGATCTAGTTGGTATTACGATGGACCCAAAAGTTATTAATATTTTAAGAGAGATTTAATGTCCCTTTCAACAGTTACTGATACCATATACACCTATAGATTTTTGAAATTGTTGGTAACTCCATTCAACAAGACCAAAGCATATGAGTTTGGTATTGTAGATGAGAATGGTAAACGCACAGACAAAGACATTACTACTTCTTCTGAAAGAGACGCATTTAACCTCTTCCATAGACTAGCATTTAATATGAAAAGATTGCTTGGTGCATTCCCCGGTGGTAAGTCTCGTATTGCATCCTATGTAGCAGCATTAGCACTCCTTAGAGAGAGTTATGGGGTTGATACAGAGACTGTAATAAACGAAATGAGTATTGATGAGGGGGATAAAGAATCCATCTCTACACTCCTAGAAGAGTATGTAGATCAGACCCCCAAGAAAAAGAAAAAGAAGACTATTGAAAACGAAGAGGCTGGCACCACTACTGCTGATGTTGCTATGCCTCCTACACATATGAAGTTTAAGGCATTTGTGAGACGTAAAAAGAAAGATGATGAACTAAGTGAAGAATATTTGAATGAACTTTTTGATAAACCTTACAAGTTCAAAAAGATTAATATTGCCTTGAAAGATAGAAAAATGGCTTCACTAACAGCTGATAGTCCTCAAGGTGAAATTCGTATAAGCTTAGAGAATTTTGGTAGACTCGGAAAAAATAATTTTGAATTAGATTTTTCGGTAGGCAATAGGTTCTCTAAAACAGGTAAAGGTGACCAATTTAGAATTTTTTCTACAGTAATTCAAGGTCTGAAAATGATTATTGATAAAGAAAAAGATGAAATCAAAACTGTAACTTTTAGTGCAGATAAAGAATATGAAGATGACACTTTTGATGCTGCTTTTGACGGAAGACCCGCTTCTAAAAGCACGACTAATTTGAGTCGTGCTAGATTATACAATACGATGATAAAAAAGTTTGCTAGTAAAATGGGGTTTAGTGTAGATATTGATGACTCTAGCAAAAGAGTTACCGTATACACACTCAAAAACAAAACCTTTAAAGAATCGTAAAGGTAATATATGTTTGCACTTCTTGGTTCTGTTCTAGGTTTCGGCACTTCCTTTGCTCCAAAGATTTTGGAGACGATTAATAAAGGTCGTGAACAGAAGCATGAACTTGCTAAGATGAAAATGTCTGCTGATATTAAGATGCAGATGCAAGATGCTGAGTTTGATCACCTACAAGACATGGCTCACCATGAAGAACATAAACGTCTAATCGAACATGATATTGCTATCTCTAAAGAGACAGGGTTCTTTGCAGGACTGAAAAAAGGTGTGCGACCAATCATCACATACTGTTTCTTTGGTTTCTTTCTGTTCTATAAAATAGTCCTTGTAATGGAAGCAATGCGGTCAGGACAGGACATGGCAGCAATATCTGATGTAATATGGGATCCTCAATCCCAATCTATCTTTGCAGCAATCATTTCATTTTGGTTTGGTTCACGGGCAGTTGAAAAACTAAAATAACTTGACAATGTGTAAAAAATAAGATAGTATAAGTAATACACTAATTACACAAATCCATACAAAATAAGAGGTACGTTCTATGACAAACGGTCTAGACATGAGGGATTTTTTGTCCCAAACTAAATTCTATGAAGGTTATTCACGGTATATTGACGACGAAAACAGATATGAAAGTTGGGATGAATCTGTTGACCGTGTAATGGCAATGCACAAAGGTTATTATAAAGATAAGATGTCTACTGCACTTGCAAATGAGATGGCAACTGCTAGTAGTGCATATAAAGAAAAACGTGTTCTAGGCGCACAACGTGCTTTACAGTTTGGTGGTGACCAGCTGCTTAAACATCAGATGAAAATGTATAACTGCACATCCTCTTATGTAGATCGTGCATCTTTCTTTGGTGAATATTTCTATATTCTTTTGTGTGGTGCAGGTGCAGGTTTTTCTGTTCAAAACCACCATGTTAATAAACTTCCTGCTATCCAAGAACGTAAGAAGCAAGCAAAAGGTTATATTGTAGAAGATAGTATTGAAGGTTGGGCTTCTGCTCTAGATGTTCTTATGTCATCTTACTTTGTTGGTGGTGGTAACTACCCTGAGTTTGAAGGTCGTAGAGTATTCTTTGACATGACTAACATTCGTCCCAAGGGCGCAAAGATTTCTGGTGGATTTAAAGCACCGGGTCCAGATGGTCTGCGACAGGCACTTGACCGTATTGAATACCTTATCCAAGGTGTTGTAATGGGTTCTAAGGAACCTGTGCAGTTACGTCCTATTCATGTCTATGATATTGCTATGCACTGTGCTGATGCTGTTCTGTCTGGTGGTGTGCGTCGGTCTGCTACTATCTGCCTGTTCTCTCCTGATGATACAGAGATGATGAATGCCAAGACAGGCAACTGGTTTACTGATAATCCACAACGTGCAAGGTCTAATAACTCTGCTGTTATTGTTCGTAAAGAAACTACCAAAGAACAGTTTATGGGTATCATGGACAGCATTAAGCAGTTTGGTGAACCCGGATTTGTATTTGTAGAATCTACTGAGCATACAACTAATCCATGTGTAGAGATTGGTATGTTCCCACAGATTGATGGTGAGTCTGGTTGGCAGGGTTGTAACCTGACAGAGATTAACGGTGGAATGTGTGTAGACGAAGAGTCATTCTACAAGGCATGTGAAGCTGGTGCTATTCTTGGCACACTACAGGCAGGATATACAGATTTTACATATTTGCCTGATACAACAAAAGCAATCTTTGACCGTGAAGCACTTCTTGGTGTGTCTATCACTGGATGGATGAATAATCCTGATATTCTTTTTGATGGTAAGATTCTAGAAAAGGGTGCAGAGATTGTTAAAGAAACTAATAAGAGAGTTGCTGAGTTACTTGGTATTAATGCTGCTGCTCGGACTACTTGTGTTAAGCCTTCTGGCAATGCTTCTGTACTCCTTGGCACTGCAAGCGGAATTCATGCTGAACACTCTGAGCAATACATTAGAAACATTCAACTGAACAAAGACTCTGAAGTCGCACAGTTGATTGCTAAGACTAACCCTAACATGGTAGAAGACTCTGTATGGTCTGCTAATGGAACTGACTTTGTTGTTTCGTTCCCTATTACACCCAAGCAAGGTTCTATTCTGAAAGACAAACTTATTGGAACTGACCACCTTGACTTAGTTGCCAAGGCACAAAAGCATTGGGTAAACACTGGTAAGAATCCAGAACTATGTGCAGACCCTACAGTATCACATAACGTTTCTAATACTATTCTAGTAGAGGATTGGGATGATGTTGCTGAATATGTTTATAGCAATAGGGATAACTTTGCTGGTATTTCTTTCTTGTCTACTTCTGGTGATAAAGATTTCAATCAAGCGCCAAACACTGAAGTACTCGACGCTGAGAAAATGGTTGAAAAGTATGGAGTGGCTGCTGTATTAGCATCTGGTCTAGTTGTAGATGGTCTACAGGCATTTGATGACCTTTGGATGGGTTGTATGACTGCACAGGGATATGGTGAAGATATCTCTGCTGAAAGTTCTAAGAACACACTAAAGAAAGATTGGGTGCGTAGGTTTACAGCATTTGCCGATAAATATCTTGAAGGTAATCTGAAGAAAACTGAGTATTGTTTGAAAGATGCATATCTTGTGCATAAATGGGAAAAGATCAAAAGGTCTTACACGCAAGTAGAATGGATTTCTGAGTTGTCAGAAAAGAAGTTTACTGATGTAGATACACTAGGTGCAGCAGCTTGTGCTGGTGGTGCCTGTGAAATCGACTTTTAAGGAGAGTATATGAAATACCGTATTATCTGTGATACCTGCGAAGTGGAGAGTGTGGTTCATCTAATCTATGATGAACCACCTAACCACTGCCCTTATTGTGGTTCTGAACTCACCGATGATGAGATTTCAGAATATGATGCAGGATGTCTTTGTGACTAATATAAGTAACCTCAGTTGAAACACACTGGGGTTATTTTTTTATATGTCTGAGAAATATTATGGTTGGTATTATGAATTTGGTGAGTATGATCCTGAACATGCTCCAGAAGAGTTTGTAGGGATGGTCTACAGGATACAAAACCTAGACACTAACCAGAAGTACATTGGTAAAAAACTGTTCTGGAACCGCAGGAAAACCAAGGTAAAGACCAAGGCTGGTGGAACTAAAACTAAGTATGTTACCAAAGAGTCTGACTGGAAGAGTTACTATGGTTCAAACAAGCAACTTCAGGAGCAAGTCCAAGAAGTCGGTGGTGATAAATACTACAGAGAAATCTTAAGGTTCTGTAAAACTAAAGGTGACTGTTCTTACTATGAAGCAAAATATCAGTTTGAATATAATGTGCTACTAAGGGATGATTACTTTAATGAATATATCCAGTGTCGGATTAATGCGAAACATTTGAAAAGAGACGATGATGAATGAGATTAAATTGAATGTTTTTGAGGTTCTGCAAAAAGTAGCAGCAACCAAAAAGAAAGAAGAAAAGATTGCCCTTTTACGGAAGCACGATTCTTTTGCTCTTAAGTCAGTCATTCAAGGCTGCTACAATTCCAATATTAAACTACTGTTGCCAGAGGGTGATCCGCCATATACCGCCTGTGATCCCCATAACTGCCCCTCAAACCTTTTGAGGAAGGCAAGAGACTTTGCTTACTTTGTAGGACAGAAAGGTAAAAACATTCGTCCTATTAAGAGAGAAACTATTTTCATTAATCTTTTAGAAGGTATCCATCCAGAGGATGCTAAGATTGTATTGCAGATGAAAAACAAAAAACCCTTCAAAGGTCTTTCAGCTGCTTTAGTCAAGGAGGTTTACCCTAACTTGATGCCCCCTGACTGATTTGTTATGTAAACATATCAACTAACCGAAGGAATGCATTATATGCTCGTTTCTCAAATCGACCGTTTGAAAAAAGATTATCGTGAACTTGAACATTATGAAAGAAAACTAATTAAACAAGGGAGAGATAAAGTGGTAAGAAATATGAAATTGAAACGAGAATATCTGGGTAAATCAATAAAAGATTTAGAGGATCAACTTTATACTTGACAAGTCCTAAATCATAGTCTATAATAAGTTTACTTTAGGGCCCGGGGAATATATACATTCTCTGGGTCTTTTTATTCTTGACATTCGTATCTATATAATGTATTATCCATCTATAAACTAAAGGAGAAGAAATATGTTAGCAAAAGTATTTTGGAGAATCTTTTCTCTTGACAAAAGCATTCATAGGAAGTATACTCTTTTATATGATGATTTGTGTGAATAAAGAGTATGCAGGTGTGATGTAACGGTAGCATGACAGTCTCCAAAACTGTTCGTCAAGGTTCAAATCCTTGCTCCTGTGCCAAACTTATATGATGATTTGTGTGAATAATCTTATGCGGACATGGCGGAACTAGGTATACGCAACGGCCTTAAAAGCCGTCGGCCATTGGCCTTGTGGGTTCGAGTCCCACTGTCCGCACCAAACTTATTAATGGCCCGTAGTTCAGCGGTTAGAACCCTCCGCTCATAACGGAGCTGTCCTCAGTTCGAATCTGGGCGGGCCAACCAAA